CTGTTTGATGCTCCGTATGTGTTTGACAGCTTTTGTATTTACATCGAGAAGGACAGGGAACCGGAGAAGAAGTTTTATATGCCGAGGAGAAAGCAGCTTCTTCCTCTGGCAGAGGCACTGCAAGACCTGGAAGATGGGAAGCTGTATCTGTTGGGGATCTCTATGCCTCCTGGATCTGGTAAAACCACGCTGGCAGAGTTCTTCCTGGCGTGGGAGTGTGGGCTTCATCCTGAGTTATCCAATCTCATTGGCTCTCACTCTTATCCTTTTGTGGATGGTATGTACAGCGAAATGCTGAGAATCGTTGACCCGCTTGGCGAGTATCGGTGGAAGGACGTTTTCCCGAATGTCCGAGTGATCAACCAAAGCGCGAGGATGCGCATGATAGACTTCGGGCATAATAAGAAGGAATCGAAGCGGTTCATGACCTTGGAGTTCGGCACTCTGGGTGCGTCCCTCGCTGGTCGTGTCCGTGCGATGAATCTGCTGTATTGCGATGACTTGGTTGACGGCATCGAGGCGGCTCTCAGCCGGGATCGCATGGATAAGCTCTGGCAGCAGTATTACACTGATCTTCGGCAGAGAAAGATCGGTGACAGGTGCAAGGAGCTTCACATCGCCACTCGCTGGTCTGTTAATGATGTCCTTGGTCGGTTGGAGTTGGAATATGCCGGTGATGAGTATGCCCGGTTCATCACTTGTCCTGCACTTGACGAGAACGATGAGTCCAATTTCAACTATCCGTATGGTTTGGGTTATACTACGGAAGATCTCCATAAGCAGCGGGAAATTATGGACGATGCCTCCTGGAGAGCATTGTATATGAACGAGCCAATTGAGCGGGAAGGTCTGCTCTATGCTCCTGACGAACTGCGGTACTACTATGAGCTTCCTGACAAGGATCCTGATACCATCCTAGCGATCTGCGATACGAAGGAACAGGGATCGGACTTCTGCGTATGTCCGGTCTTCTATCAGTACGGGTCTGACTTCTACATGGACACGGTTATCTGTGATAACGGCAAGGTCGAAGTGCTGGAAGAGCGTGTGGCACAGCTTTTGGTTGATAGGAAGGTGCGTGAATGTCGCATCGAGTCCAACCGTGGTGGCATGCTATTTGCTCAGAACGTGGAGAAGCGCGTCCGGGATCTTGGTGGCATGACGCACATCAACACAAAATGGACTCAGAGCAATAAAGAGGCGCGAATCCAGACCAACAGCGGAACCGCGAAGTCTCACATCGTTTTTCGGGCAGAGGGCAAGCGCACGAAAGAGTACCAGACTGCCATGACGCAGCTAACCACTTATACCATGATGGGTAAGAACAAGAACGATGACGTACCGGACTGCATCAGTCTTTTCATCGATTGGCAGCTCACGAACCGTACGAACATTGCCATGATCTTGAAAAGACCGTTTTGAACCGTTTTTTACCGTTTTTTTTGGTAAAAACCATTGACTTTTACAAAGATACATGATAAAATCTCATGTAGATATGAAAATAATTCATAGATAAGGAAAATGAGATATGCCTAAAGAGGTTCTGGATGCTATTGCGGCGATTGTCCGCACGGGCAAGGAGGCCATCGTCAAGCAAGAACACGGGAAGTGGCTCGTGATTGAGAACGGCAGACGGATGGTTTACAAAGAAAAATAACGAGCCTCGCAGTAATTAGGCTGTGAGAAGAGTCAATTAGGACTGAGTTGTTGCAGAGATGAGCAGCAGCTTAGTCCTATTTTCGTTTTGAGGGGCATTTGTATGGCATGTGATTATGAAAAGATGAATAGTGGCACTACCAGCCCCGTTATCAGGAATGACATGTTCGGTCGGTTGGATATCTATTCGACCTTCGACGAGATCACTGAAGAGAACGTCGTGGAGGAGCTTAACTCTGCACTGGTGTATCACATTGATAACATGCTCCAGGAAGAGTTTCTTTACTGGTATCGTAGAGGCGTTCAGCCGATTCTGAACCGTAAGAAGGAAGTCAGAGAGGACATTCTCAATAAAGTCCAGGAAAACCATGCGGCTGAGACAGTCGATTTCAAGAACGGGTACTTCCTGACACAGGCTGCCTATTATCAGGCGAGACGTAGGGGCGTTCAGGGCAAGCTCAAGAAGCTGAACGAGTTTCTGTATGTCTCTGGTAAACAGGATGCTGACAACACGATTGCTGACTGGTTTCACACGGTCGGCAAGGGCGTGTGCTATGTAGAACCGAATGATGATGACAAGGTTCCGTTCAAAGCCTACGCTCTCGATCCACGCAGCGCATTCGTTGTGTATTCTCTCAGGCCTGGAAACAAGTCCATTATGGGTGTGAACTTCGTTACGGTTGATGAAACAGCGAAGTTCGATGTCTTTACTGAGAAGTATGTGTTCCATCTTTCCGGTACTGTGGTTGGAAAGATGATTACCACTGAGAACAACCACAACTATGTGGTCACGGCAACTTCCTTGGACAGTGTGGAATCAAATGTGCTTGGGAAGATTCCTATCATCGAGTATCGGTACAACACCATTAACCAAGGATGTTTCGAGGCCGGTATTCCTATTCTGGATGAGATTAACAACATCGTTTCCAATGCCTGTGACGGCATCGAGCAGTTTATACAGAGCTTGGCAATTGCGGTGAACTGCGAGTTCCCAGAGGATACGACCATTACAGATATTCGGAAAGCTGGTATGATTTCGCTCCGGTCTGTTGGTGAAAATAAAGCAGATTTCAAGGTGCTGTCTGAACAGCTTGACCAGACTCAGACCAAGGTTTTGGTTGATCGGCTGTATGATCAGTATCTCCGCATCTGCGCTATGCCGAGTAGATCCAATGGATCCACCACTTATGACACCACGGGTGCTGCGGTGCTGGCGAACTTTGGATGGTATCAAGCGGACTGCGCAAAGCGAAACACTATCGACCTTTTCAAGAAGTCTAATCGTCAGTTTGATGAGATTGTTGTGGAGATTTTGAGCCGCAAGAATCTTCTTGATATTGACGTTAATGACTTTGAACTTGAGATTGTCTCCAACGAGACTGCGAATGTCCAGAGTAAAGCCCAGGCGTTCAATACGCTGCTTGCTGCTGGTATGCATCCTGAACTGGCTGCGGCGAAGTCTGGCATCTCCAATGACCCGGTCAAGGACATGAAGATGTCTGAGAAGTGGCTGAAGATGGTCTGGGGAGATCCTGATGCCAAGGCCGAGGAAGAGGAACAAGCCAAAGAGGATGGTAACCTCAAGGATGAGGAAGAGGCATCTGAAGGAGAAGCTAAAATCGTAGAGGACGATGCCGATAACGGTGAGAACGAAACTGGTGGTGCGGTGTGAATAACATCATGCCGTTCGATGAACTGAACACGTTCAAAGAACAGGTCGCTATTCACTTCGACGATGCCGGTCACATCCGTTCCAAAGAAGATGAGGAAGATATCATAGACGAAATGCTAGATCTCTTCCTCTTGGCATATGCAAACGGTGTAGCCGATACAAATGATGCACTTGGTGCGTCCATAATGCCCTCTCTGAGCGAAGTTGAGGAGACGGTGGATAAAGAGATTGCCGGGAAGACTTGGCGCGAAAGAGTCCACGAATACGCCGAAAACAACGGCACAATCGGAGACATCATTCGGATTGCTGAGACGGAATCTCACAGGGACTCTAACGAGGCGGCATACAAGACCGCTGTTGCTGCCGGTGCTACGCAAAAGGTCTGGCATTGTTTGATGCTGGATACCAGTCGAGACACACATCGCTATCTCAATGGTGTATCCGCTCCGATTGACGGGTACTTCTACAGTTTCCGTGGTGGTCGGACGCAGTTTCCAGGTCAATGGGGAATTGCGGAGGAGGATTGTAACTGCCTCTGCTACCTCACATATAGATAACGGTTATAAATGGCAATATGCCGATGAATATAACAGCGACAGGGAAGCCGCTATATAAAATTCGCAAAAGTCAGGGAAGACTATAATCGCAAAACAATGCCAGGGAAGGCTTAAATCGCAAAAGGAGAGATGAGACATGGCGAAAATCGATGTTACCTCTATTAAGGGGTACGCAGAGATGTCTGCGGAGGAGAAGGTTGCCGCTCTTGAAGGTTTTGAGTTTAACGAAACCGAAACGGAAACCAAGCTGAAGACGGCAATGTCGAATGCAAACAGTGAGACTGCAAAGTACAAGCGTGAGCGCGATGAAGCTGTCAAAAAATGGAAGGAAACTCTGTCTGAGCAAGAAAAGGCCGAGGCAGAGAGAGCGGAGAG